TTCGGCAACTATTGCTTTTTCAGTAACGATCTTTGCCTTACCCTTTCTTTCTGGATTTGGATCTTCTCTGCGTTTCTTTGCAGCTCTCTTTTCCCTCTCGTCTTTAGTCATTGCAGCACGATCATCTGCATCACGACAGAAAGGTTTTGTGGTTTGACCTGGTTGCTTTGCACATGGTTTTCCATCGTACTTACCACCTGCTTGCACCCATCCACCACCTTTGAACCAGTCACGAAGGGAATATCCCTTGGACTTGGCAGATTTACCATCTCTTTTTTCTAAAACGACTTCTTCAGTCGTTGGGGGCTTTCCCAGCAGATTATCTAGGATCTCTTGACCCTTAGCCCTCCTTCTAGCAGTATTGGTATCATATGGTTCCTTACTCATATCTTTAGTGGCTTGCTTCTTAGCATCCATCCTCTTCTTTTTATTAATCTGTTCAACTTCTTCTTTCTTGACGCAGTTTGGATATCTCTTTCCAAACATAGTCTTCATACCCTTCTTCTCATAACCCTTCCAGCACTTCTCATCCAAGTCCTGTCTCCAGTTAGACATTTCTTCTTTGAGATTTTTCTCTGCCCAATCATCGGGGGTCATGTCATGCTTTGCTTTAAACATGTAATGAAGTTTGGTCGTAGAGATGTCATGATCTTCTGCGATTCTCTTCATCAGACCATCAATAGAATCATAGGTAATGGACTTAAGAGTTTCCATTCCCTTTTCTAGATCTTCTACTGCACCTTCACCAATCATCTTGGGTCCGCCTGCTTTCTTTTCTGCAACTTTCTTTTCATTAGGATTATCATTGCCGATAGCAAGATTCCTCATCTTCTGTTTCTTTTGTGCATCCTTGTGTTTCTTAGGATCAATGGGTTCTGGCATAATGCCTTCAGAGACATCATCACCTGGTTCGTACCACTTACCATCGCCATCTGAATCCTGCCAACGGACACCCTTTACAAGCATTCCGTCTTTACCGACACGATGTCCCTTAGGAATCTTTTTGCACTTCTTACTGGTCTTGCAGTAATACATTCCATCACCACACTTCTCTTCCTTGAGTTCATTTTTGTGATGATCACCACCACACTCTACGCAAGGAACCTTACCGCAATCGCAGTCACACTTGGCTTCTTTTACTTCTTTCTTAGTATCATCTTCACCACCATCCATATGGTTAGAGACACTATTCAGATAATCATTAGCTTTGGTAATTTTAGACTGAACCCATGCTTCTAGATCACCCTCACCGCCGAGGTGCTTCATAATTCTATCAACAGATCTCTTGATAGTCTTAAGTTCTCCACGAGCCATTGCAAACTCGAAATCCTCGGGAATAGAATCGAGTACTTCTAGGTCGGACAGAACTTGCCACTCTTTAAAAGAAAGCCTTTCCATTCTTATACTAATACTTTTGCGTATTATTATTTAGTATCAGATTTCATTGAACTCTTTAAGTACTTTTGTAACTCTGCAGTTGAACCCAAAAATACGGCGTTATTAGTAACATTAGTAGGTGTTGCACCTTTCTCTTCTTTATTGACATCCTTCAATTTCTTCTGAAGATCCATCAATTTATCAGTTGAATCTGCAACGCTCTTGATTAACTGACCTGCAACTTCGTATGCTCTAGGAGAATCCGATTCTTGTGCAAGTTCTAGAATACCATCGATAGCTTCTTGACCTTTTTCAATAATAGAGTAAAGGTTTCCACGAGTATATTCATAATCTTTTTGAATCTGTTCCTCCTGAGAGTGAACTTTTTTAATTTCAGGTTTTTTCTCCTTCTTTACAACTTCAGTTTCTACTGGTTTACTCTCAATATCTAAAGCCTTGTCGATGTCTTCAAAATTCATACGTCTTGACCCTTACTTGGACTGAAAACTTTTCCATCACTATCGTATTCATAACGATACTCACTGAAACCAAATTCATCATCAAGAGAGATGAGAATATCGTCTCTATTATCGATGACGTTGACTGCGGTACCTGCTGCATGTTCTGCAATAGTTGTACCATCTGCACCTCTTTCAACCAATAGTTGATTTCCAGTGATGGATCTGATTCTCATCGATTCTGAATCGATTTGGATGTATGCACCCTCTACTAGTTGACCTGCATAAGTCAGATCAATAGCAGTCTCTCTAAGGTTGAGATCTTCCGTGATCGTAGTTGTTTCATCACTATCGTAATCTTTGATTGCTCTGACTTCAGTCTTATATCTGAGCATTCTCGAAGAATTCTTACGATTGACGGGATCTCCATGATAGTCAACTTGAACCTCTCTGATGAGACCATCGGAGGAACTTGCGACTGGACCGAACAAGTAAGTCTTAACTGTAAAATCTAAAGTATATGTCAGTGCTCTTCTAGTTGTATAATCTCCCTCATATTGGTCATCCATAGAGATACCATTGAGAGTAATTGGAATATCTCTTTTTTCTCCAATGGTAGAAACAAGATCAACAGTTATATTAAAGTGTGGTTGGAATATTGGAAGAATCTGTTCAATAATCTGCAACGCATCTTCGTTGAGTTTTGACAGAATAGAAAGTCTCATACTCATATTGTATGGGACAGGCATCAATACCTTTGTCGCATTCTTGGAAGTTTTATCAATCGCTTTGAAAGTCTGCATTGTCGAAGACTTTCTGGAAGGATCATAAGATAATCCAGTCATTTCAAATGACATTCTAGGCAAAGTAATCGCAACTTCCTTTCTTACGTTAGGAGATTGTTCGATTCTTGCTAGAAACTTTTGAACAGGTCCATATGCAATGGGAACTTTGATAATACTAAAGTCCCCACCTGCATTGTTTCTGTGTTTGATCTCAATGTCATTGAAGAGGGTACCAAAGGATACAATGGTTTTCCTCAAAATTTCGTGGTAATAATAAGTTCCTAACATTATCAGATTCCAAGGTTATATCAATTATTTAGTACTCACCAAATGGGTTTCTTTCACTGAAGTCTAAAACTTTGTCTGCTTCAGACTCAATATCGATGTTATCTGCAAATTCATCTGCAAAATCATTGTCCTGAATACTTGCAAGTCTGTAACTTACACCTGCACCCGTGATCGCTTCACCGAGTGCAAAGTTTCCTCCAACGGAAGAAAGTTTAAGAACTCTGGTGTATGCATTCCAATCTTTCACATATGCCTCAGTTCCTGTCTGAGAACCAGTTACCAACATTCCATACTTGTAATCACCAAACGATTGTGGGTTGGATGGATCGGTAAATGTAATTGTAGGAAGTATGGTCTGACCTGCACCAACTACACTACCAGAAGTGTATCCAGCGCCTGCATTGGAATATCTGACATCAGAAATCTGACCATTGATATTGACTGTTGCCTCTGCAACTGCGTTATCGGTTCTAGCAACTCCACTGAAGATAACTTGTGGAACTGTTGTATATCCGACTCCGCCAGTTGAGATAGAAACCAGACCAAGGACTCCAGTACGGATAACTGCGGTTGCAATACCACCTTCACCTTGACCACCACTGATGGTAACTTTTGGTGGAGTGGTATATCCGTAACCAGGTTCAGTAATTAGAATTCTATCAATAGAAAGATCAGTATTATTCTGATTTCTACTCGTCATGATTGCAACTGCCGTTGCAGTTACACCATTAGGTCCTGCGGTAGAAATTGCAACATTTGGTGCAAACTTATATCCATGACCATCATTGACTAGATCAATATACTGAACAGACTTGGATGTATAATCGGAAGTTCTCAATCCGACAGTTGCTTCTGCAATTGTTGTTGCAGTTCCAACCATATTCAGAGTGTAGATATTTCCAAAGTCCTTAACAGACTCGTTGATCTCTTCACCAAGTTCTCCTTGATTCTGAATATCAATGACTTCATCTTCAAACTCAAATCTCTCACATCTGAGTTCATAAACATAAAGTTCCTGTAGTTGATAAAAAGGTTTCTTACCTTCTACATATTTGATTTCAAATAGAGATTCATCGAGAGGGAAATAGATTAGATCTCCTTCAGCTGGTCTACTAATAGACTTTCTCTCTGATTGTGGAATCAGATTCATCTTTGGTAGGATAAACTCGTTATATCTCTCCTTTGAGATAACAAGATTTACCTCGTCATTGTTTCTGATACCAAACTGAGTCAGGAGTTCTCCATTACCAGAGAATCCTTCAAAGTTCATCAAATACGCTTCAATACGAAAACTATCGTCAAACTTAGACGCAGTAATCTCTTTAATTACAGTATTTTCGCCAATAATTTTCCTCGGCATGTATAGAACGTCTTGCCCATACATTTTGAGTTGTTCATTGATCAAATCCTGGACAAGTCTCTGTTCCCCAGGAGATCCTTGCAAAAAGTAAGAATTGAGTGGTGACATATCAACCTATTAGATCCATTGGTGGGAGTTCATAATCAGTTCTGAGTTTGAGCTCTAGTTTTTCTATCTCTTGAACACCATCTTCATAGATTTGTCTTCCGTTTAATTGAACTCCACCTGGTAGAGTAACACCTTGGAATTTCATCATGTTCATACCCCATTGTTTCTTAATCAATGCGGTTAGATATTTCTTCAACCAGGAATCATTATAAAGTTTTGGTGCATCTGCACCATCCAAGATTCTGAAACAATCAATGACCAGATACTCGTTCTGACCTACGTTGTTCCAATCAACATCCAAGTATAATTTATGGTTTGCCTTATTAAATCTGACTTGTGTTTTGGGATTTAGTAAGAAATCAAGATCTTCCAAATATCTCTTGACCATTGAATAATTCAATAGATCAAGAGCACCATAGTAATAAACGTCATTCAAAAATAACTGATACTTGATATTAAACAGACCTGCAGAAATAGTATTCTGATCGATCTTCAATACCTGATTGACGCCTATAATCGTGTCTGGCAGGGGTAGGTAGTTGACACCTTCAGTATATTGAATCGTACTCAATCCCGCCCCTACAACGCTTGCGGAGGTTGTTGTAGAGACTCCTGCTTGGGTAAGTGTATCTTTGGTTGCGGGAGTTAGTTTGTGTTTCAGAAATACTCTATCAATACCATCGAAATGATGTTCATGAAAATACTGGATTGCATCATCCATCAAATTATCAATTTGATCATCATCTACGTTAATTTCTAAAACTGGCTTACCTAGTTGTTTTAGGCAGTATTCTTTCAACTCCGCTCTACTAGATGGCTGCGCCATAAAAAAAATACCCCTAGTTTCCTAGAGGTATTTATAAACGGAGAGTGAGTTATCACTCACCCTTAAGTTTTCTGATCTCCTCACGGAGTTCTTCGATCTGTTCTTGTTGTTCCTTGATCGCTTGAATCAGGAGACCTGAGATGTTTCCGTATGCGACGGACAGATGTCCATTCTCAGTTGAAGTAACAACTTCAGGTAGAACCTCCTGGACCTCCTGGGCGATAACACCACATTCAGTACCAGGTGTTTCAAGTCTCTCGAAGAATACACCACGCATTCTCAGGACTCTATCGAGCGCGCCTTCGATCGTGACGATGTTCTTCTTGAATCTTACGTCAGACGATGCAGTAACTGTTCCACCAAACGTTGCATTGTTGTTGGTGAGGTTGATCTGCAGAGGCCAGACGCTGTTGACCTGTGTCCAAGACTCCGAGTCATTATTACCACGTAGGACGTAGAAGATGTTGGAGTTACAATGGAGGAACGAAGAGTTGTGGTTCGTATCGCGTAGATAAACGGTTGGAGAACTGCCTCTGATTACCAGTGCGTTATTTTGCAGTCTGGTGTTAGCATCCGCACTACTTCTGAAACGATCTGCATTCAGGTATCTGTGGTTGGAATCACCACTGCTATTTCTCGAAACAATCGTGCTTCCCGTATTGCCCGAGGTCGCGTTAGATGTGACCGTGAAGGTTACACTACCAGAGTTGTTGAATGATGTAGAACCAGAAAGACCAACACCACTGGTGTTCATGGTTAGAGTTGCGCTCAGTGGTCTCTGCCATACGCCCGAGTCATTCCAGAGAGTGATACTGGATGCAACGTTCCAAGAACCAGATCCATTATTTGATGCGAACCATTTCATGCCAGCACCAGGATTCATCACTAACATCTGGTTGTTATTATTGGAGTTCTGGTGGATCCAACTACCATTACTATAATAAACTCCAGAACTTATATAAGTTTGTGCATCCCATGTCAGGAAACCAAATGTCTGCCCGCCTGGATGCTGCAGAAGAACCTGCGAGTCATTATTACCATCAGTTTCAGAAATCGATAGAGAAGAGTTACCGATTTGAGAACCACGGACGAAGTGGTTTGCTTTGATTTCGTTACCTCTGAAATTACCACTAGAGTCTCTACTAACAATCGATGCAGAAGATTGGTTAGAGGAAGATGTGGTCATTCCATCGAGTAGGTCAGCGTTGAGGTTCGTGACCTTGGTTGTGGAAGTAACAACGAATGGTGCAGTTCCTTGAGAGATATCGGAGATGAACTGAGTACCTCTAACGGTTCCAGTAACGTCAAGATTATTGCCCGTGAGGGTCATCATCTGTTGAGTACCACCATACCATCTATGAGTCTGATTGGTGGTAGGAACTGAATACCAAAGTGTGTTACTATCAATACCTAATGCATAATCAACGTTGCTTGCATTGACTCCAGACCAAAGAGTCAACTTAGTACCAGTAGATCTGGTAGTAGTGGATGGAGCTGCAACACCAGTATTAGCCCAATCAATTCTGTTGCCATTCGCACCATTCAGGTAAATCTGACCACCACCATTTGAAGTGCTATTTGCCTTCGTGAAGATGATTTGACCAGTCGTGGTATCGTTCGCGTCAGATCTCAGGAACGAAGATCCATGAAGACCATCAAGTTGGTCTGCGTTCAGGTTGGAGACCAACGTCGTGGACGTAATGGTCATTGGTGCAGTACCAGTTGCCTGAGTTAGGGTCAATCTGGTCATGCTAGCCGAGCCCGCGAGCGTAAGCGTGCCCGAGGAAGTTAATGTAAGTCTATTAGTACCAGAAGAGTTTCTAAGGATAAAGTTATTGGTGTACTGAGCATATAGACTGCTGTTGTATGCCTGAATCTTGAATCCTTTCTCTCCAGTCCACGTACCACTATTCGTTAGTGCGAAGTCGCAGTTCGCGGAAAGTTTCATTGCATTGTTACCACCAGAGAAGGTGACATCGCCCGCGAACTCAGGATTTGCGGTCAGGTCATAAGAAACACCATTACCAATCAGGATCGCGCCATTCGATGGTAGTGCCTGGAGACCAGTACCACCTCTAGCGATTGGGATATTACCCTGAATGTTATTAATGTCTAGGTAGAATGCAGAACCATTACCATCGAAGGTTGCGGCGTCAATATCGCCGCCCGCGGCTGCGTTCTTGACTTGAAGTCTACCATCGTCGCCGACGCTAAACGTTGACAACTTGTATTGAGCAATACCCAGAGTAGAATACTCATCGAGTGTAGACTCAACTCTATTCAGACCAAGTGTAATCTTACCTTGATAGGTGTTGATTCCAACTCCGTTAGGCGCGAATGTGGTTAGAGTAGAAGTTACGTCGAATGGTTGTGTGGTACCAATACCAACCGAGGTAGTTACCTTCTGGAAGGAAGAATCACCTCTTAGGAATGTATCGGTGTTTGCCTGACCAGAACCAAGTCTGGATGGATCAACTGTACCACTAATGATGTTAGATGCGTCAATCGAAGAACTTGCATTCAAGGACCAGTTAGTTGCATCCGAAGAAGATGTATTAACTGTTGCCTCGTAAGTGATGTTCTGTTTCGTGATAGAAATTGTTCCGAAACCTACTGCACTAAAGGCCTGAGTTGCAAACAGAAGTCCGTTGATGGAGTTCAAGGAGTCCTGTCTGGAATCGTGTAGAGTGAAGGAGTTTACGGTTACAGAACCCGCGAAGTAGAATCCTGTAGTAATACCCGTAGGTAGAGAACTTCCAGATCCAACTTTATCGACAAACAGAGGATCGCCTTGTGTGAGCCCGTGTGTAGGAATTACGATCTGATTTGTATCAACATCAAATGCTCTTCTAGTCAGTCTGTTAGAAGTACCAGTACCCGATGCATCGAGGTCGATCTTAGTTGTTAGAGCGTAGTTGGTATAAAGTTCAATTGCGGTAGTACCAACACCAACTTTCTTGACGTAGTAAGTATCTGCGAGCGCGAGAGGAGAAATTGGAGTTCCAGCATCAACTGTGAAGAAGAGTGGGTCTCCGTTCTCGAATAGTGCTGCAGTTGCTGCACCACAAAGGATTCTATCCTGATCGAAGTCAATATCACCACCAACTGCAATATCAGTTGGAGTAAAGGTGAAGGATACTGCAGAACCAACCTGAGATGTTGTGATTGCAACTGCGTTTCCGTCAGCGATATAGTCGGTCAGTACCGCAGAACCAGTAAACTTCTGGTTATTGGTTAGTTTCAGATATAGTCTTGTTTCAACACTTCCGACTGTTGCGGTGAATGGTGTACCTACACCTGCTGCACCACCAACTTCAGAGTGGTCATAAAGTGTGACAACATCACCAACTGCGAAGTAACGACCACCAGTGTTAATGCCAAGAGAAGTAACTGTTCCAGAACCACCAACTGTAACTTCACCAGTAATACCAGTACCAATACCAGAAGAGGTATCAAGTCTAACGCCCGTGTAGATGCCAGCGGTAGGATATTCAGTACCACCAGTTAGATTCGTTAGTGTTAGTGCAACACCACGTACAAGACCTGTTGTGCCATAACCACACTCGGGGAAGACAAGTGTATCAGTGTTAATACCGATGGTTGGAGGTGCGGTAACGATACCAACTGCACCACCATCAGAAACTGTACCCTTGACTTCATAACCATTATCGAAGTCATAAATGGTGTCGTTATCAAGAATCAGATACTGAGACAGAACGTCAGTAACAAGAACATAACTGAAGGATGGTTCAACAACCGTGTCACCAGTTTGTAGATTAACTGCAGGAATCTGGTTGACTAGTTGAGTTCTTCCATCATCAACTTTCGCTCTGAAGAAGTTAACTGTCTTAGGTGGAATTAGATCGGGGTTGATCTGACCAATGTTGTTCAACTGGACAATTGCGCCAGGAACTGCGTTGGTAGATACGTTCTTATCGATGAAACCACCCAGTCTGTTGTTGAGGAATCCTCTGACTGCCAACTGAGTAGAAACTCTCTTGTTCAGTGGACCACCGATTTCATTATCACCGAGGTCTTGGTCTGTGGAGAATTCTTCAACAGCAACACCACCAGAGAGTGATAGTCGGATAGAATCCAAGTTACCAATCGAAACAGTGTTGTTGAAGATGATGTTACCAGTTCTGTTGAACGCAGTAATGAAGTCACCAATCTTAAAGTCACCCAGTTCGTTAGTACCAGAGGAGAAGACTCGTCCACCACCTTCTGCAACCTGTTCAGTACTGGTATCAGTCTGACCGCCGTTTTGTGGTAGTGCGTTATAGTCAACACCAGATCCAGAATATTCCCACGTATGTGAGGAGGAGTTAATAATGGATGGTCTGTGGAAGTGTAGTTTGTAAGTTTCGGGTAGATTGGAAACACCAACGATGTTGCCACCAGTTAGGGTAGAATCAATCTTAGAATTAGTTGTCCAATATGTGGAAATACCAGTGATCTGAGTAATACCAGCAGAAACTGGAGATCCATCATGAGAAGCAATATTCAGGTTATTAACACCATCGGTTACCTGGAAGTTTCTTCTAACATCACCAGACAATTCAACAGAAACAACCAGTTGTCTAGATGAATTGTTGTATGTCAGTGCGATACCAACTGCACTACCACCAGAAACTGCCTGAGTAACTTGTCTACCAGAAACAAAGTTGACTGTTCCAATTCCAGTTGCAAGAGTCAGACTCTGGTAGATGTTGTGTCTCGTTAGAACCTCAGTAGCGAAGAATTCTTGAGTATTCTTCTTGAAGGTGTTAATACCAGTGGTAGTTTCGGTCAGATTAACCTTAGTTGCAAGACCATCGTCCTCAAAGACCTCAACTGTATTAACGTCAATGACCTTCAGGTAATACTGGTTCTGAGAAACCAGACCACCCAGAACTCTGATAGGAATATCTTGTTCGTCACCTTCATAGATGACAGAATCGCCATTCTGGAATGGGTGTGCAGTCAGAGTAATTTGATCAAGGTTCAGGTCAATTGCACCACCTTGGGTAGATGCCGCACCGATGAACTCAACAACTGTTGGAGAAGTCTTGAAGTTCGCGGTTACGTCATTGTTGTCATTATCAAAGAATCTTGTAACGTAAAGGTCCTGAGTGGAGTTACCGAGACCAACAACCTTGAGGGTTGTCAGACCACCAGAGGTACCAGTCTCTGCAATTCTACCTCTATCAAACTTGAAGGACGCTGGGCTGAATCCAGTAGATCTTAGTGCGAACAGACCGAAGTTAGTCGCGGAGTTCGTAATGGATAGGTAACCACCAGACTGAGTTAGAGAACCATATCTACAGAAGATTTGGAAACAGGAAACAACCTGTGAGTAACCATCGTTAATAACACGCCAACCAATACCACCGAAGGAAACCATGGTGAATGCCGCAGCAACCATGGATTTACCCTGTTCTGGTTGAATGTTATCTGGATCGACTTCTGCCTCTTCCTCAACAATTGGAGTGTTTGGAGATCTAACCAAGTTACCATCAACAAGAATACCATTACCACCCAAGAACGATAGAATCGAGCAGTTTTGGATGTATGGAGATCTGGTGATTAGTGGTTTATCGAGTTTGGTTGCATAACCAGTTCTGGAAGTAAATTGGTCTGCAGGATCATCGTATGCAACTGCGTTCTTAAATGTAAATTGTGGAACACCAGCAGCGTCGATGTTATCCTTCATCGCGAAACCAGTAACATAACAACCATTTCTGACACGGAACAAGTCCTTACCAGCATTAGCAGGTCTGATAATCGTGTTTCTTAGGTTATCACCAACAATTGCAACGTCATCATAGACAAGTAGTGGGTTATCTTCAATGTAGTTACCCGCCTCAACGAAGATACAAATTGGTTTCGACTGAGTTTCTGGTAGTACAATTTCAGGTAAACCAGCAGTAGATCCAGCACCAATAACTGCGGTGACAATACCAATGTAGTTGACAAGAGCTTGTCTTACATCAGTACAATCGGTGATACCGAAACTTGTGGAACCGATACCTGCAAGAGATGCGGTATCAAGTGCAGTAGTTAGGATACCGACAAGGTTACCGATTTGAGTCTGAGTTGTAGAACAAGAGTTTGGATCGGTATTGAATCCAGTGTTGTTATCAGCAATAACGGTTAGATCACGATTATTCAACTGGTTCGTGATCGCCTTCTTCATCAAGTCTCTAGATGCATTAAATGCAAGTATTGACTCGAATTGTTCTCCAGCAACACCATTGGAGAGTAGATTACCTGCACCATCGAAGTATAGTTTGGTGCTGTAAATTGTATTTTGATTACTATCGAAAGCAATATCCTGTGCAATTGTATCAACAAAGTAGTTGAGGTCTCTTGCACACTTACGACCACCGAAGATATTAGTAGATCCAATACCAACACCATCACTTACATTTAGAGTTGGGGAGATCAGGAAGTAACCATAGTTACTAGTGGTACCAATACCTGCGGTAGAACCTGCTGCAACGGAAGTAGTAACAATTCCGAGAAGTGTATTGACCGTAGATCTTACGTTAGCACAAGATGCAGTATCGGTATTAGATCCAGTTGCAGGGTCAGCAGGAATAGTGCTATCAGTTACGGATAGGTTGTTGGTAAGTGCCGAAGACATACCAACTGCAGCCTCTGTAAATGCGTGGTTGGATTCTGTCTCTTCACCGAGAAGTCCGTTTCCTAGAGGTGCTCCACTATCGAAGTAGAAACCAACAAACGCTCTGGAGTAATTGTTACCACCAGTAAATACGTCAGTAGAAACTGCATCAACAAAGTATCCAATGTCTCTCTTACACTTATCTTCAGTATCAGAAACACCAGGATAAGTTGCAAGAGTATCTGCCCATGCATAATCAACAATTTCCTGTTTGTTCTTCTGGATCAGACGATATGCAGAGTAGAATCTAGATCTTTCGTTGCTCTGAGTATCACCTGGGAAGTAGAAGTCATTACCATTGGTAACACCAACAGCAATTGCTGCAAGAGACTTATCAACGATTTCCAGTTTGTTCGCAAGGATTAGATTTCTTGCATCCTTAGATGTATGGAAGTAGTTAAGATTGGTGTTCTCAGGGTCTTGAGTGATCGTCAGATCAAAGTACTGAGTCTGAGAAGAAATACCAGTTGTGGAAATACCAGGTCCATAAAGAGTTGGAGGAGTCTGGTTATTTACAATGTACTGAACAATGAACTTAATGTAGTTGTAGAGGTAGATTGCAATTACCTCTTCTCCATCATAATACTCAATTCCGTTCTTATAGAGATCTTTTGCGGTCTCAACAGCTTTACTATTACCACCAAATCTAATGTCATACTGGAGGTTTTCTAGGAGTAGAACAATCTTGTCCTTCCAGTCATTTCTATTATATTCTGGATAATCGGTGGTGAGATTCTCATAGTTAAATTCTAGAGCACCAAATGCTTCTTCAACAATGAAGTCTACGTTGTTCTCAATCAGGTCACCTGCATCGAGGTATCTCTGACCAGGAATAACAAAGGAGTCGAAAGATGCAAGTTGTGTTGCCTTTTTAATAGATGCAACAGGAAGTGCCCTACCATCGAAGTCATCAGAACCATTCTGTTCAGAAACGTAATATCTTGATTCAAACAGACCTGCGCCGTTCGTGGTGAAACCTAGTGTTCCATCAGTTTGAATTGCAAGTAACTGACCAGCACTACCAAGTTTAGAAGGTAGGATGAAGTCGTAGTCAGATGCAATACCTGCATTAGAAAGTTTAATTCTGACCGACTTATCTTGGTTAAGTGCAGTATTTTGTCCAGTAATGGTAACTTGGGATGCGGATGCAACACCAATCGTAGAAATACCAGTGTAGTTGAGGTTGGTACCAGACATATTGGTGATAACACCAACTGGTGCCATCAAAGTGCCAATATTATAGATGTCACCATCATCATTAATGGTTACATCACCTTGACCAAAAGTTACGAGACCAGAAACTCTAAAATCACCATCAACGATAACATCAGTATTACCAACACCTGCAGTAAATTGACCGATAGTTGAGAATCCAGTGTAGTTTAGATCTGTACCAGTAAGTTGTGTAATAACACCAACTGCAGCCTTAAGATCTTGAACCGAACCAATTCCAGTTACATCGAGATATGTGTTAATACCAGATCTTACATATCCAGTATCAGTGTAAGAAAGTTCTTGGAATAGAGTTGTACCAATACCAACATTTACATTAGACAGATTGACATATTCTGTCTCAACAAAGGACATCGTTGTGAGCCCAGTGTTTACATTGGACACATTAACGTAATCTTCTTCTGTAAAGGAGGTTGTTGCCTGACCAACAGAGACAATCGAAGTCGTGACTGTCATCTGGGTTGCGATACCAACATCGATATATGCAGTTTCGGCTCTGAAACTTGCAATACCAACAGTTGTACCAATACCTACATTAATATTTGCAGTATCAAGATATGCAGTTGTCGTAAATCCAACATTTACATTTTCATGATCCGTATAAGTTGTATTTGCAAATCCTACGGAAGTGATACCGACATCGATATTTGCATTATCAATATTAGCGGTT